ATCACGTTGTTGAGCGCCAGCGAAATCGATGTGGTCGGCTGGCCGGAGGAAACGCGACCGCCCGGAGCAATTGCGCCGTTAATCTTGATGTCCATGGCGCGCATGCCGGTAGCGTTGGCATTGAAAGCCAAGTGCGCGGAGATCATGTAGAGCCCAGCAACCTGACACGTATACCGGCTGGTGTTTACCGTGGTGGAGTGGCCACCCTCCGAGTCAACGTCCTCGGTGTCGATGGGAATTACTACCTCAACACCGTTGGCTGGCGCAGCCGGTAGGGCCGTGCACGAACCGTTGAAACGCGGTGGGTTGGTAAGGAACGTGGTTGCGTCGCGCACTTGCGTGTTCCACAGTGCGGACGTCAGAAAGCCTCCCGTAGAAGCCGTAAACGGCACGGGGGGAGCCAGAGACATAGGTAGCCACCTCTACTAGTAGGCAAACACTGCCTTATCGAATTGCTCTGTGGAGTCGTAGTACGTGGGGTCGGTCACACCGGACGGGAGTACCTCGCAAACCACCTCGCCGATCGGGTGACTGTTCTGGAAACTTCCCGCCGCCGCAATCAGGCAGGTCGTCCACCCCGACGACGTGGCGCCAATCCCGCCCACGATCACCGTCTCAGCGCGAACAGTGCCGGGGCCAATGACCAGAATTACCCCCTGCGGGAGCTGCGCGGCCAGCGGATTGACGTTGTCGGCGCCAGCGTTAACCGTCATGTTGCCCTGTCCGACACCTACGGCCGCATTCAACGTTGTGTGCCACGCCGCGTAAGCCGTGTAAGGGGTGGGGTCGATAGGGCTGCATTGCAGCGTGACCCATGCTTCGCCGGAGCCATCCATGTCCCATGAAATCTGCTCGACGAAACAGTCGACAGTGACCATGGGAGCGCCGGGCGGACGCCGGTTGATACGCACGCGGGTGCCCAGCTCCAGCGCCAGCAGAGGCGCCCACAAGGCGGTGTTCGCCGACGGGTGAAGCTTGATGCTCTGTACGCGCGTCAGAGGGCCCTTGTAGCGGCTCACGAGGTAATCCGCCGCGTCCTGTGACTCAAGCGCGCTGGACGTGTTGAGAGTCCGCGTCATGGTGCGTGTGTAGTAGCTCGCGATGCTCGCACTGTCCCGGGCCGGGAAGATCTGCCCCGTTGGCTGCTGGGTCACCTCAATGGCGTTGGCGAGGTGCGTGCTGTCGAAATCTAGCTGGAGATCCTCGTACGGCAATTCGCCAGCGCCGTCGCCGAACGTGAGCGCGGGAGTAAGCGCGTTGTACCGGTAGCCACGGCCCCGGAACGTGATCGTGCCATCGCCAGCGACGAAATGTTCGCCATTCTCGGTGGTGGCCACGTTGTTCAGCGCCGTCATGGCATCGCTGCCGGTAATGTCAGTGGCCGGTCCCATCGACGTCGTAAGGCTGGCGCCCACATTGGACGCCCCGGCGTAGCCCGCATACCGCAGAATGCGCGAATACCGGGCGGCAGCCGACTCACCGGCGCACGCCGTAGACCATGCGCTGGAGAGCCCACTGATCTGCGTGGAATTCAGGTACGAGGGAATCTCAGCGGCGTACGCGATATCACCGTAGAACGTGTAGACAGCGTTGCGGGTAGGCGCGATCCAGTACGCGCCGATACTGTCGTACATGCCACCCAGGGGAATCGCGCCCGGAAGAGTGGCGCTCACGATCGAGCCATCAACGGCGACTTGCGCGGCCGTGCCATTCACGCCGAACGCAACTAGGTGCCACTTGCCATCAAGAGCCGACTTGCCACTGTCGAGAACCGTCGCCGCACCGCCGAACACATCAGTCTTGAACTTGATGCGCCCGTCCGTGTCGACGTACACGTGAACGGCGTTGCGGATACCGGCGACCGAGACGGAGTCCCCGACACCGTTGTAGGCGCTCCACACGTACGCGCCGTCAGTCGGAGCCGTTGCCCCCGTGTAGCGGAAGGCAATCACGCGCGTCCAGCCGCTACCGGTCGAGACGGGCCCAGCGATTCCGGCGCCGTCGAGCGAAACCAGCGTGGCAGGACTGTAGGTAGAGACTCCGGCGACGAGCGGTCGGGCATTGACGACAGTCTCATTGGTGCCCAAGTAGGTGCCGGTCGTCGCGTTACCCAACGTCCAGTTGCCGTTACCTACCTTGCTGTTGACCAGGTTGGCCGCTGACTGCGTGCCGGTTGAGTCTTGGACGAACGTGGCGCCCACTGCCTCATTGAACCGGTAGACAAACCTGGGTTTCAGCGTGCCCAGCTCATGTGCGTATACCTGGTCAAGGGACACCTGTGACAGCAGTGCAAACGCGTCGACGGCCGTTGGGCTCACTTGCCCGTACGTGCCACCCTCGGCCCACTGGGTAGGCCAACGCTCCGTGAAGCCACTGAAGATGGGGTACCAAGTGCCGGGCGAAACCCAGGTAGTTGCGGCGGATGCCTGCTCCACCTGCCAAGCGTCGGTTTCGATTACGCATGCGCCCGGGGCCACGGCAGTCAGCCGGAGTCCAACACGCATGCCGTAGACGTTGACCGTGGTCGGCGCCGTCGCTGTGACGGTTACCTGAGTCCAGCCGTTGACCGTCGAGCTACCGGTGAGCGTCGCGCCACTGCCGTTGGTGAAGGTGAGCGCGCCAGCAGAGTCCGTGAAACCGATGATTGCGCCCACGCCCGGATTGACCCCGTCAGTAACGCAGCGCACGCGTATCTGCACCGTGTAGATCTTGCCGGGCCGGACGGCGACCGTATCCGTGTAGGCGATGCGGCTATTCGAGCCAGCGCCATTGTTCACGGCAAAGCGGAGAGTGTTGGTGCCTTGGAATGCCGACAGCGGGGAGGTGGGATTGAAGATGAATCCGCCCGTGCCATCGGTCGACGACGACATACCGAATGACGCCGGAATGGTTCCAGGGCTGAATCCCTCGCCGCCGGTCGCAATGCGCGCGTCGAGCAGGTTGGGAGTTGGCGGCCACTGCGCACGGCGCCGGTAGGGCTGGTAGGGCAGGATCTTTCCGGCGTAGGGCCCGCTGGTGTTCGTGGGGTCGAGCACGCCATCGGGGTTTCCAAGGGTGATCGAATACTCGCCAGCCTGCGCCTGATCCAGTTCGTACTGCTTACCGCGCCGCGCGCTCGCTTGTGACAGCGTCCGGTCGACGTTGTTGACCCAGCGGGAACCGGGGATGCTAGCACCTGCGGCAGTCCACAAGGGACCCCAAAGTTCCTCCACCACAGGGTAGTTGGGGTTGAGTGCCATGTTCCCTCCGCAAGAGGGGATGGTGGGTAAATTTACCCGCCATCCCCAGGCTCGGTTACCGCTTGAATTGCTGCCATGTCGTCGAGTTGCGCCCGCCGTAGCGGTACATCTCTTGTTGGATCACGTCTCGCAAGTCGCGATCCGTGCGTACAGACCCGTGAACCTCGATGTGCACGTTGTGCTGCACGACCCCCCGAGAGGCCCCGGCGGAGCCACCCAGGGACGGCATATCAGCGCCACGGACAACGGCGTCAGACATTCGCGTCGCAGCGTTCTGTACGTCCCGGTTCCCGCTGTCGATGCCGCCGACCAGACCGGCCGTGACGAACCTGCCGATCTCAGCGAACAGACGAGACGGCGACTTGATGCCAAGCGCGTGCTTGATTGCCTTTTCCATGCTCTTGGCAATCTTCAACATTTGCTTGTCGATGGCCTTTTCCTGAGACTGGAGTCCCTTGACTAGGCCATTCGCTGCCGCGATGCCGCTCTTGTACATGCTGTCGGCAACCACGGCGCCAGCCGAGTTCGCGGACGTGCTCAACTGACCCTGCATTTGATTCAGTTGGGCTATCTGCCCGCTATTCGCCCCGAGCAAGGCTTGCGCGGTGGCGCCACCTTGTTCGACACCAGCGGCCGCAATCTGAGAAAGCAGGTCAGAGCTAAGTCCGCGATCCTTAAGCGCCTTAAGCTCGTTGGCGAACTGAGTAGCCGCAGCCACCTGGGTTTGCATGTTCGCCATGACGTCGCCCACTGTCAGCGACACACCATCTGCCTGATTCTGCACGACAACAGACGCGCCTTGCATGATGCTGCTGGCCACGTCGTCGCGCTCTTGGGTCCATGCCTTTTGCAGGTTGGTCAGATTGGTCTGCGCCTTTTTCAGCCTCTTAGCGACACCATCGCGGTAGTCGGCCAACTTTTCGAGCTGGGCACCTTCCTTCTTGACCGACTTTTCAAGGCTGGCTACGGCGTGCTCATGCGAAGCAATCCACTTCCGGAGACTCGCGCCCTTCTTGCCCTTGGGTGCGCTCATATCGTGCAGCCGATTCATAGCTTGCATGAGCTGAGTTTCAGTCTTCTTGATCGCGCCCTTGACCTTGGACAGCGAGCCCGTGAGCCCCTCGACAAGCCCCTCATGAACCCAAATGCCAAGCTGCCGGAACACCTTGGACGGCGAGTTGATTCCAAGCTCACTCTTGAAGTGCCGCACCATGCCCTTAGCGGTGCCGCGTACGGCGCCGTGAGCTAGATGAGCATTCTGTGTGACACCCAGCGCGATACCCTCGGGGATTGCCGCGCCGACCTCATCACGGAAAACCTTGGACGGGCTGTTGATGTGCAGGATTGATTTAGCCGTGTCCTTGAGGCCGCTGGCCACATTCTTGACGGCGTCCCACGCAGCGCCCGCCATGTCCTCGACACCGTCAATGAGACCCTGGATCAGGTCCTTACCGGCGCTCAGTAGCGCGGTTCCGAAATCGGCAGTGGAGCTCTTGATTGTGTCCCAGATATCGCTGAAAGCCTGCGAGACGAGCTTCTTTACGTCCTGCCATGCCTTACCCCAGTGGCCCGTTATGACGTCGGTGACCACCGCGATGAGGTTCATGATGTAGTGCATGCCGAATTTCGTGGCGCCTGAGATCACATCCCATGCGATTTTCACCGCACCGGAGATGAGGTCCCAATAGACTTTCATCGACGTCCACAGCAATTTCATCTGCACCTTGACGATGCTGTATCCCACCTTGACGTAGCGCTGGATTTCCTTCCACAGCAACGCCCAGGTCTGCTTAATCTCCGTGCTGTGAGACTTCCACCACGCCACCACATCGCCGACGCGCGCCTTAAGCCACGTGAGCACGTTCGAGTTGAACCAGCGGACCACGCCGTGAACGGCTTTCATGGCCATGGCCCACGCCACGTGAAATGCGTTCAGCGTTGCGCGCCACGTCGACTTGAACGCGTTCGCGACGGCCGGGATGTTCGTCTGGATCCATGTCCACACCTGCCGCCAATGCAGGATCAGCATCGCGAGCCCAGCAACCAGGGCGACGATACCGGCGACGATCCACGTAACAGGGTTGGCCAGCAGCGAATCGGTGAACGACCACGAAGCAATCGACGCTGCCGCGAGCCCAATGGTCACTGCTCCGAGCACGAGCCCGAACATCTTCAGGTACGCCGCGTTCGCTTGAAGGAACGGGATCCCCTTGGCCAGCCAGCCAATGAACGTCGTGGCGTACGGAAGCAACTTCTGACCAAGGGTGATGCTGATTCCCTCGATGCTGCCCTTGAACTCCGCCATGCGCTGATTGAACGTCTTCTGAACGTCCGACCAGCCCTCAATGTTCTTGCCACCATCCTTGACGTGGTCGCCGATGCCGTCGACGTTCTTCTTGAACGTGTCCATGTGCGAGCCCGTAAGCATGAGCGCGCCCATCATCGACTTAGTTCCGCCGACCATGGTGGACAGCGCGCCGATATACGTCTTCTTGGACCCGCTGGCCTTTTCGAGTGCCCCGTTAAAGTCCTTGGAGCTCTTGGCAGCCTTTTGCAGTGTCTTGATAAAGACGTCGCCGCCCGGTCCCATCTTCTTTTTGATGGCATTCGTAAGCGTGTCCAGCGTGGCCGCGAGACCCTTAGAGCCGAGTTCCTTGGATACCGAGTTGGCGTTGAGCCCAAGCCCCTTCATGGTCGCCGCAGCCTTGGCCGACGGGTTCGACAACTGGCCGATCGTCTGCCGCAGATAGGTAGCGGAAACGCGCGCGTCGGTACCCTGTGACGTCATGGTGGCCATGGCGCCGAGTACCTCGTTCAGCTTTACCTTGGCAGCAGCAGCAACGGGCAGAATGCCGGACATGCTGCCAGCAAGGGCCTCAAGGTTGGTCTTACCCTCAGCCTCCGTGCCAACCAGCGCGTTCATCACGTCGGTCGTGTGCTGAGTGTTGGTCGCCGCATCTGCCGACTGGAGGTTGTACGCGTTCATGGCCGTGGTCACAGCGTCGGTCACCGTGGCGAGATCCGCCGCGCCGACCTTGGCACCCTGGGCACTTACGCGAAGCACGTCTAGCGCGTTCTGTCCGTGAAAACCGGCGGACTCGACCATGTACAGGCCAGCAGTCAAGTCCTTGGTCGACTCACCGACTTGGCCAGCCATATGCAGCACGCCATCACCGACGAGTTGCATGTTCTTCGCAGCCTCGCCAGCACCGGTGCGAACGCGCGTCATTTGGGTCTGAAAGTCGGCGGCCATGTGCACGGTTTTGACTGCCGCAACGCCAGCGGCCACGCCAATGCCGAGTAGTGCAGCCTTAGCCACGCCACCCAGCTTGCGCATGTTCTTGCCACCATCGCGCTCAACGCTGGCAAGCTCAGTCTTGACACCCTTGGCCGTGGCCATAAAGCCAGTCGACCGGCCGAGAAACTCAATAAAGACGGGAGGCAAAGCACCCATGGGTAAATTTACCTACCTCTCTTGCCGTTGACTGCCGCGCCCCACGAAGCCTCAAAGATTCCGCGAACCTTCGGCGAAGCCTTGTCGACCCCGGTCTTGAAATACGGGTAGTCAGCCTCGATGCGGCCCTTGTAGCGGTTCTGATACCCGCCCCTGCCACCCGCCATGACGACTTGCGACCACGCGCCGACACCCTCAGCTCGGGCACGGCGGCTAGTCCGAATGGACCGAGCGAGGGCGCCGGTCAACTGTCCGGGGCCTCCCCCGCGCGAAACATGATCGGGTGTCCGCTCAATGCGGTACGCCGGTGCGCCGGTTGCCTTGTCTGGCCCCTTGTGAGCCCAGCGAGGACGGCCGCGCATGCCACCCTTGATCCGGGACTTGGTGTAGGAAGTTGCCTTTTTCAGCGCCACCCTGGTTGCCTCATTAGACGCGACTTGCATCTCCCCCAGCATGGCGCCAACTTCCTTAACTCCCTTGAATACTGCGCCGATTTCGTCAGCCATTCGCCTCGCGCTCCTCTACGATCTTGCGCGCCTTACCAACGGCGTCATCAACGGCCAACAGCCAATCAAGGGTCACAGCGGATTCGTCGTCCAACGCGGACGGGAGACAACGCAGCAACGTGCAGAGCCTCCACGTCCGGTATTCCTCGCTGGGAAGTTCATCCGCCGTGTAGTTACTCCCACCCTTGTGGGAAAGTGCCCCCGTTAGGCGCCGGAGGCTTCGGTAGGGGAATCGGCGTCCGTGCTTGGGTCAAAGTCAGGGTTGAGCTCCGAGAGATACGGGGCTACCGCAGCCCGCAGCGCATCGAGATCACGGCCCGGTAGATCCTGCGCGGCATCGGCCGACACAGGAAAGCCAAACGACCAGCCAGCCACCAGCGCAGCCACAAGCGCATCGTTGAGTTCCTCCAGCAGATCGAACGCCTCGCCCATGCCAGCCGCAATCTTGAGCTGCTGGTCCGGGGTGAGGTCTGCGCCGTCCTTCTGTGCCTTGGCTTCCTCGACAGCGTTCACGAATGCCGGAAGCCCCGCGAGCTTGGTCTGAATCCGCTTGATGGGGCGCCGTCCGCGCTCGGTAACGTCGGCGACGTCGCGCAGATCGGCAGTGTTGCCGGAAGGCAGAGTGACACGGATCATTACTTGTACGTCCCCGATGCAATCGCGTTCTGAATGGTGACCTTGATAGGCGAGTAGCCGCCGGAGGCGCCGATATCCGTGGTGTTGGCAAGCGCCGTCCACGTAATCGGAACCTCGATGTAGTCCTTGCCGCGCGTAATGTCAGCGGCGGAGATGCTGCACTTGGTCATGTGGAGCTTGAGCTGAACGGCAGCCGCACCGGCACCGGCCGTGAAGTTGAAGTCAATCGACGGCTTGACCGTAGTCAGGTACTGCGTAAGCGCCGTGTCATCTTCCATGATCAGAGTGGCCTTACCGTCGACCTGAACGGGGCCGGACCACAGAGCGGCAGGGGCCTGCGTACCGTCGACGGAATCGAGAACCGTGACGCTGCGCTTGATCGTGACCTCGCCGTCGAGCAGACCAGTCTGTGTAACGCCCGCAATCTGCGCAACACCCTGCCAGCCGACCATGGGCGGGACCGCCGTAAAGGACGTGGTCGGAGCCGCAACCGTCACACTGCCGAACGTGGTGGCCTTAGCGCTGTAAGTCAGCAGACCATCCGCCGAAAACTTGAACCCAAGCTCCGAGAACTTAGCGCCCGGGTACTGCCGGTTCCCCGCCACATAGTTGTCATTCAGCGTGTAGGACGTCGGCTGGCCGCTACCGGTGTTGAGGACGGCGAACGTGTGCGTGAACGGAGCGGACGCACCGGACGTGGTCAGATCACCGAGGATCCCAGCCAGCGGAAAGCCAATGGTGTCCGGGAAGACATCACCGTCAAAATCGACCGTGCCGTTGAGCACGCCCGCGATCTGGTCGTAAACCTCGACCAGCGAGCCCCTGTAACCCTTGTCGTCCAGAAGGCTCAGGTTGTCCTTGGGCGTGATCTGCGTAACCGGCAGGAACGCAGTAGCCGCAACCGGAGTTCCCGGGACGGTTTCCTTAGCGATGCCGAGAAATGAATTCGCTGTTGCCTTGGGCATTACTGGCCAACCTCCGGAGTGTCATCCGTCGGCGCCGGAGCCGGAACGGACTTGCGGGAACCCTTGGCGATGAAACGGCCGTCACCAGGGTCGGAATCGAGAGTCACCGTGTCGCCCGGAGCTACGCTCAGCGAGAGTGACGGGTAATAGCGGGAGTCCTCGCCGCTGTAAGTGAAGTCAGGCATTAGATCCTCGTAACGCATTCGATTTCGACAGTTACCGTCGCGAGCTTTCCGCCGTGGTCGACATCCCAGCCAACCTCCGCGTCATCACCCTTGGGCTGCGCCCGGATCACGTGGCCCCCCAGCGTCAGATCACTGCGCACGATGGCGACCACAGCGTTAGCCAGGTCCATAGCGCGGGAGTAAGCCACTTGGCCGCTGTCGGCGCCCCGGAACACGTCAATGACGATTTCGACCGTGTACGCCTCATCGAGCCAGCCAGCGCCACCTCCGCCGACCATGGCCGCGACATGTAGCTGTCGCCGCACCTTGCCGACGGCCACAATGTCGTCAGGCTCATTCGGCCCGGGCTGGTCGAAACACACCAGCAGGGAGGCACGGGTGTTCACCGGGTCGGGCGCGAGGCTCGCGGTGAACTGATCGAAAAGCCACTGCCGGACCGCTGGCGCCGTCGAGCTAGGGATACTCATGCGATCCCCGGTCCCCGGTAGTACGGCTGCCACAGCTCCAGCACGCGGGACGGAATGGCGAAGCCAGTAGGCACCATGCCCTCGCCGCCGTCATAGGCTCCGCCGTTGAACTTTGGCCGCCCGCCACCCTGTTGAGTCATCTGCCACAGATGGCGGATTAGTTCGAGCACGCCGAGTCTCGCGGACCATGGGACAGCGCCAGCGCGACCGGCCGTGTACACGACCTTGATGTTCTTGGAGCCATAGGCGAATATCGCCGCCTCGCCCCCGAACGTCCGCCGGGTGATCTGCCCCGTGCTGTAGTCGACAGTGAACCCAAACGCGCTCACTTGCCCGCTCAGCGGCTGCTCAGTCAGGGGGAAGGCCGAAAGCCCGTAATACTCCGTGGCGCTGAGAACGCTGGTGACCGGCGTGAAGTCCGGAACGATCGTCGAGCGCCCGCCGTCGAAATACTGCGTATGCGTTTCAGGGACGAACGGGCCACAGTGATTACGGGCAATCTCCGCCGCAGCGAGGATGAAACCCTGTAGCTCGTCATCCTGGCGAGAGTCGTTGGGCGGGATGTTCAGGTGAGCCTTGACGCTCGGCAGGTCTACGAGCTGCTCGATGCCCGGCGGGCGCACTTGGAACTGAGTCTCTGAAACCCAGCTCACGCCCGTGCCGGTAGCCGTCCAGCGAGCCAGCCAGACCCCGGCGGAGCCCACGCTAGGCACAACGGCCGTGTACGCCCCTGAGACGGGCCCGGAGGGTGCCGGGTGGGTAACTCCCCCGGACGGGTCTGTAACGGCCAGAGAGACGCTCACAGCGCCTTGCACGGGGCTGCCGCTGTCGTCGAGCGGGCTCGCGGTGAGTGCAACATCCTGCCCAGTGAAATAGATCAGCGGCACGGCACCCCCTAGGACTTAGCCGCGCTCGCGCGCTTGGGTTTGGTGGCCAGCGCATCGGCAGCCGCCGTCTTGGCTTCGGCGAGTAGCGCCCGCGCTTCGCTGTTGAGTTCCGCCGGGTCGACCGCGTCAAGCTGCGGAGCAACCCAAGCGAACTGTTCACGCACGCCGGTTTCTCGCGCCTTGTCGCCCGAACGCCGGGAGCCGTCAAGCTCTGCCGCCAGCCCAAGCGCGTAATTGATGGGGTTCATGAATTCCTTTCAGCCAACGGCCGGAGGTAGGTTTACGACCCACCCCCGACCGTCACGGAGTCGCGGTTTAGAAGACAGGCGCGACGAGACCCGTACCCGAGATAACCGAAATCGACTTGGGGTACCGGGCAGGCTGGAAAGACATGTAGTTGTACAGGCGCACGAACACGGAAAGCTGGTTCGCGTACGTCTGCGGGAAGGCTTCGGCCTTGACGTTGCCCTCCCACGCCATCAGGTCCGACATGCGAGCCACGATGATCTGATCCTGAGTGCCACCCACCGTGGTCGGAATCAGCGAGTCAACGTAGACCGGCAGGCCCTGAATGGTGCCAACGTAACCCTGAGACGCGACCTCACCCTGATTGCCAACGGCGTTCATCGGGGAGTTCGCCGACGGAGTCACCAGCGGACGGCCCGTGGTGTCCGATGCGGCCAGCAGGTACGCCCACCGGCGAGGGTGCATGATGATCGTGTCCGGAGGCAGGAACCGGTTAGTGTGAACGGTCTGAATCGCGTTGGCAATCTGCGAGTACAGGAGCGCGACGGTCGGCGAAGCCTGCGTGTACGTGATCGCGTTCGTGCCCGACAGGGTCAGCATGCCAGTGGGGTTACCGCCGGTGCCGGAGCCAGACAGAATCAGCGTGTTGTACTGCTGGGCATAGGCGCCAGCCAGGTCCGACAGGATGACGTCGTCAACGTTCAGGGGCGACTGCTCGATGAGCTGGAGCGAAACGGTCTGGCCACCCGCAATGGTCGTCACGGTGGACGAAATCGACGTGGTAGTCAGGTCAGTGTTCTGGACACCAGTGTTCTGCGTCGCCTGCACCGCAACGGCCGTACCGGTCGAAACCTTCGGGACGTTAATCGAGTCGGTACCCGCCGGAAGCGCACTGGTCGGAACCAGGTTCGCGGTAATGCGGCCCGGACGTGCGAGGCGCACGAACTCCCGCTCAAGCCACAGCGGAGGAACGAACTCACCACCGGCGCCGTTGACCGTGGTCAGTGCACGCTGCTCGGCCGCGCGACCCCGGTTGTTGCGGACCAGACGATCCATCGCGGCAGTGTCGCCGTTCTGGCGCGAATTCCACATGTCGCGGAAGTATGAGTTACCGCCGAGACCAGAGCGGTAGATCTCCGGCTCCGACTGGACACCATCGCCAGCCTTCGGCGCGTAACGCTTTTCGATTTCCTTCGCCGCCTCATCGGCGCGGACCTGCGCGTCAAGCTCGGCAATACGCTCATCGAGCGCGCGAATCTCAGTCTCGCCAGCATCGAAGGCCGCACGCTGCTCGTCGGTCATACCGCTGTCGGCGCCGCGAGCCTCACCAAGAATGCCGTCCAGCTTGGTGCGCTCAGCAGAACGCTTGGCAACGAGATCAGCAATAAGGGAACGCTTGTCCATTAGGGACCTTTCCTAGGATGGATTCTTGCGAATCGCCCACCACTTGCGTTAGGTGGTGGCCTAGGTGGTGTCCCGTGTAGCAAGGGATCCGGCGTAGGCTCCGGCGTAAACCGGGCGGGCAGCCAGCGGGTAAATTTACCCACTAGCGAAGGTTAGAGATTGAGCGCGCGGAGTCGCGCCTCATACAGCGAAAGATCCTCGCTGCGCTTGGCATCATCAACGGCATACATGCCGTCAACCTCCGGCGCAAGCTCATAGCCAGCAGCGCGGAGCATTTCCTCAAGTCGACCACGGGAGAGTGTCCCGTCAGTCAGTGCGGACCGTAGCGAGGTGAGCCCCGCCGTGTGGGGATTCGCGCCGTAGTTGACGATCGAGACATCCCCCTTGTTGAGGTTCACCTCGGTAATGTCTCGCTGCGTCCAGTCCGGCGACCACTCCTGACGGGTCACGCGGAACGCAAACGACATCTCATCGAGGTCACCCCGGTCCATCGCGCTGCGAATGTCGGCAACCTGCCCGTTGCGCGGGTCTAGGTCAGCCTCGACGTGCAGCCCCGTGGAATCCTCGGCCAGCCGCATAGTGCCGCTCTTGGTCCGCGCCAGCGTCATACCATCGTGGTTGAGCTTGAACGGGACATCCGCACCCTCAGCGAGAGTCTTGGAAAACGAGCCGCGCCGGATAACCTCGGAATAGTCACCCAGCCAGTCAGTCATTTCGTACGGCGTCTCGGTCACGCTGGCGTACCCGGTAAACCGTAGGGTCGTGCCCCCGGCGCCGTTGTCCACCTCGCGTAGCTCCATACCCTCAAAGGGCCGGTTGCGGTCCTCACGGACGTTACGCCGCTGACTACGGCTAGAAAGGTCGGTCACAGTACGGCCCCCAATGCATCTGCCTTCGGCGCCGTTGGTGACGCTTCGTTGTCTTTCATCTTTGGCGCCGATGAGTTAAGCGGAGCGGCGATATTGTCGCCACCATCAACCGGCGCATAGTTCTCCAGCGCACGGATCTCGTTGGTGGTGAGAATTCCGGTCGAGCGCGCTGCCGTGTAGACCGCGTACCTACCGGCCGTGTCCGTGCGCAGTAGCGCGTCAGCATTGAAAACGGCGGTCTGAGTGCGCGGCAACATGCATGACCAAGCATCCTCGAAACGGCCCAGCCACGCCGACAACGTGTAAGCCAGGAACCCTAGGCCCTGCTGCTCGATGCCCGTACCCCAAGAGGTTGTCTTGTCGACCTGGCCAAGCATGTGCGGCGGCACGCCGAACAACATGGCAATGTCGAGATTCTGCGCGGCACGCGTACCGAGGAACTGAGCATCTTCCGGCGTGACGCTGATTGGCTTCCACTTAGCACCGCCGGTGAGCACGCCGACCGTGTGAGAGTTCTTGAGACCAGCGTGCGAGGCAGAGAAATTCTCTTTGATGCCCCGCGCGCGTTCGATGTCTAGGTCAGCCTCGATCTCGACAACGCCAGTCATGTGCGCGCCTTCGCCGAAGAACCTCGCGCCGAATTCCTCCGCAGCGAGACCGAGCCCGATGGACTGCCGCGCGTACGAAATCACACTCATGCCGGTGGGCGACTCCGGAAGGCTCATGCCCCGGATATGCACAACGCTTTGAGCGTCAACCGGCTGGCGATCGATCTTGTACGCCCGCTGCCCCTCCGCGTCAAACTCGCAATCCACGCGGTCCGGGTGCAGCACGCGGAGCATGGTCGGCCGCCCGTAGGGGTCCCACCCGATCACCAGACAGTACGCGTTGCCCCGCAGCAATAGCGACACCATCAATTGCGCCAGCCCCTCACGGCGCGTAGGTCGAGCATTCGACGCTGCACGGCCAAACGGGTCGGCGATGATGCCGGGCGGAGGCTCGATGGTTTCCCGGATCTCACCCTTGGCACGCACCGCATCGAGCGGGAGCCCGCTTACCGCATCGCTGAGCAGCCGGACACACGCTGACACAGCCATAAGTTGCATAGCCGTCTCATCGTTCACCGGAACGCCAGACGCAGTGTAGCCAGCTAGCGAGCCATTCGACGGAATCGCCCACGGATCACCAGCACCGGACGGCGCATAGAAACGCTTCGCGGAGCCAGCCGCACGCTTAAGCATGCTCATTGTCGACCACCGCGCCAATCACCAGTAGGCCAACGCCAGCCAGCGCCAGACCGAGAATGGAACTCCACACCCAACCGGCGCCGACAAGTGCCCCGATACCTAGAACGTCGGCAATCTCGGCCACCGTGCGCCGATTGGGTCGCCTCATATTCGGTCCCTTACAGATCAGCCCAACTGAAGAATTGGGGTATGGGTTCGGCCTCCGGTTCCTGGCAAGCACGCTCCAGCGCCATGACAGCGGAAACGGCAAGGTCGATTTTGCGAGGCGAACCCTTAGCGTCCTTGGACAGCCGCGAGCCGCGAGAGTCCGTGCGAAGCACACAGTTCGACAGATGGCGCGCTAGACGCGGGTCGCCGGAGTGCTCGACAGTCTTATTGAGTACCGCCTCATAGAAACGCTGGGTTGCCGGGACCATGCGCGCGGGAGACTGCGGGAACTCCACAATCGGAAGCCCCTCGGCCTCCAAAATCTGATAGGTGCGAGCCCAGCGGAACGGGTCACAGACAATCTCCCTCACCTGCCAGCGTCGGCAGGCCTTACGGATTTCGTCCTCAACATCGAAAATCGGGACCGACCACTCATTGCCCGCGTCGGACGGTTTTTCCCACGCCGCCACGACGTCGACATACGGCTTGTCATCCTCGCCCTGTGGGCAAGAGACCACTACGAGCGCCGTCGAGTCGTTGTTGAATGACCCGTCGAACCCTAGGACCACCTCGGCGCCAGGGGCGATTTCCCCGGCGTCATTCGCGCACTCATCCCACGCTCCAGCGGGCAGCCAGGCTTGCGCCGTCGACACCCACTGATTCATACGCTTGGTGCGGTATTCCGCCTCCGGCGTTCGGAGAACCGACGAATGGAAATCCTCGGCCGAGACAATGTCGCCGAAGCCAGGGTTCGCCGCCGCCCACACTTCCGGATCCCGGTGGTCGGCGCCCTCCGGTGCTCCCCACCAAGCGAAATAGAACGCCGGGTCGTCAACCTCGCCCCGTACGATTTTCTCGCCGTATTGGTACATGCCGTAGCACAGCGAATCGCCGCCTGTGCTGTCGCTCTTCACGCCAGCGGTTGTGATGCCCACCATCATCGGTTCGACACGGGCACCGGACGCCAACGACATGACATCCCACAGTTCACGGGTCGGCTGCGCGTGGACCTCATCGGCAATCGTCAGGTGAGGGTTAAGCCCCTCCTTGGTGAACGCTTCCGCCGACAGCACGCGGTACACAGACCCCGTCGCCGGTAGCTCGATGGCATCCCGGTAGACGTTGAAAGAGTTCGCCATCTCCGGCGCCATCTCGATCATTTTCTTGGCAGTGCCGAAAACGATGCGCGCTTGTTCCTTGTCAGCGGCGATGGAATAGACCTCGCCACCTCGCGGACCAGAAACCAGACCATAAATGGCGATGGCCGCGCCGACTGCCGACTTGCCATTCTTACGGGGCATACCGATGAGCGCCTGACGGTGCCTGTAACGGCCGTCCGGGCGCCTCGCGAACAGTTGCCGCATGAGTTCCCGCTGCCAGTCCCGGAACACCAGCAGAGAGCCGCTGTCGCCGCCGACAGAGTCCTTGGTGATGCGGAGGAACGACTCAGCGAACCCAACGAAGCTGTCGCCGTCACCGCGCTCGATGTCCGCCGGAGGCACTGGCGTGAGCAGATAGGGAGCGCTCACCCGCGAGCCTCCCGGGCCTCGTACCACGCCAGGATCGCCGGGCCATCTTCCATGCGGAAGGCAGTCTCGTACACGGCCATTGCATCGGCGACGTCGGACCAGTCGATGCCCTTTACCGCGTCCAGCAGTGCCAGCGAGGGAGAGCGGCGAATGTGCGTCCAGTGCAGGAACCTGCGAAGCCAGCGCGGCATGGTTCCTCCAGTGGGTAAATTTACTCGCTACACCCCAGCCTTTTTGGCTAGGAAATCCTCGAATGCGTTTCGCGCCTTAACCTCCGCCAACCCCATACGGGTGCGGTCAGTCGGCGTGAGACCCAGCGCGCTGAATAGCTTGGCAATTTCCGTTTCGATCGTGGAAAGCATGCCGACCAGCGGATTGGGGTACGCGTACATTTTGTCCGTGAAGAGGACTAGCTCGCTTCGCGACAGCTGAGCTTTCATCGCCTCGCGCCGGTCGACCTTTTCGCATAGCAATTCGAGCGTTGGCTTATCGGTCTCGGCCAGCCAGGCAGCGCCGTCGACGATCCGGCGGAACATCTCAGCGCCAGCGGAACCGAGCTGCGCGGGCGCACTCTGCGTAACGGGCTGCACGGCGTGAACCGAGCCAGCATCGGGCAGAGGGCGCGCGCCAGGGTTGCCGAGTTTGCGCTTACGCTCCGCAGGCACCGGCGGACGACCAGCAGGCATGCGGCCACCCCCGATTTCTGCGTATTCATGCGCTTCCGGCGCGTAAAAGGACCAGACCCCGGGGGTCAGAATTTCGCAGCGATGCGCGGAGCCATGGGGGCCGGGTCCGGGAAGGATCATGCTCTGGAGATTTACCCCGCCCCCCTATGCATACATATGCAAGGCAGGTCGAGCGAGGATGCATGTCCATGCAGTCACAGCGAGGCAGGCCAGCAGCGCTAACGCTTACGCCCTGTCACGCTTGCGGCTATTGCAGCCGCGACACAACACGGTGAGGTTGGCACGGTCATGAGTGCCACCCTTGGCCAGCGGCACGACGTGATCCACAGTGAGATCCTTACTCGCGTGCGCCGGGACCCCGTGCCCCGGACACCAGTCACCATGCCTGCCTCGATGCTCTGCTACCACACTGCGTGCTACTGCCCTGTACCTACTGGTGTAGCCACGCTGGTGAGCACTGCCACGTACTGCATTGCGCTGGGCCATGTACTCAGCCTGATGTACATCACAGCGTGATGCGTTAGCAGTCAGCCGCCCACACTTAAGGCACGGTCGCCTAGCCACCCCTACCACCCAGGGGGCAGCAGGGAAGCCACAGGATCAGGAGCAGGCTCCGGCCTAGGCTCGGGCGTGCAATCGCAATTCGGCAGCGCATTAGACGCCGGACCACTACAGGCAGCGCCATGAACCAGCGAAGCAAGGTCAGCAGTAATAGCATGCGAACCGCACGCATAAACGGCCATGGTGCTTTGCGGATCCGGTTCGCCGGGAATTGCCTCTAGCTCAGCTTCGCTAGGGCGCCGTCGCCACTGGACCAGAGCAGACGATCCGCATGCTTCACAGGCAGCCATCAAGCCTCCGATCGTGGCGGGTAAATTTACTCGCTTGCTGGCACGGCTGGATTCGAACCAGCAACACCCGGATTAACAATCCGGCGCTCTACCGATTGAGCTACATGCCATGGCGACCCGCCCGGATTGCGTGCCGGACTTCCCCTTGACGGGGTGCGCTGCTTACACCAGCGGGAAGATTCTGCTTCGCACGCCCGGCATCGAACCGGAGCCATGACCTGAGTCCACCAACTCACGCGCGAAGCAAGATTTAGGGTTACTCGCCACCCGCTCCGCTGGTGACTAGCCAGGGAGGTAGGGCCGGTTTCACCCAAGGTGCGCGGAGACTGAGGAGCCCCGGTCAAGGGGTCGTCTTTGCACCTACGCTGCCAACGCGGGTCTTGAACCCGACCACTCCAGTTTGCAGCCGGAGTGCGCTCCATACGCTGAGGGCATTATCGCGGGAGTCGCCTACTACGACCATGGCCTGCGCCACCCGAGCGGAGTAAGGGTTTCCGCAGGATCCGCCGTCGACGGCGCCGGAATCGAACCAGCAGTCTTCCGGCCCTTGCCGGACGCTCTACCCTTGAGCTATTCGCCGTTGCGTAAGAGCCACTGTCTTCCAGTGCCCGGGGAGTGCATGCCCCGCATATGTCTCACGCTCCGTGCCGCATCCAGGAATTGAACCAAGGACTTCCCCACACCCATGGGCCCATGGCGGGGGCGCTCTACCAGACTGAGCTAATGCGGCATGCGGCCAGCCTCGCTCAACCGTCGGGAGAGGGACGGGAGCAGGCTGGCCAGTCGAGGGGGTACACGGTCCGCCACAGGGTCGCTTGACCGATTGGGGTGCGCGGTATTCCCGCCTCACCCTTACTAGGTGTCGGACACACCCTCCGCGAGACGGATCACGCGGGAAAAGCAAGAGGTGCTACGTAACGGATTGGCAAAGGCTTGTCGGTACAGCGCAAGGGGTCCGCCGTGGCGGTAGTGGTGTTTCGGGGCCTGAGTTCTGTATTGCTGTTACGTACATAACCAAGTAACAGAGACCGGGGGCTCAACCGTCACGCGGTCGGCATTCCCGCTGGTCAGAGCGTTGCGCATCGCGCCGTTTCACCACCTGCCGTGACGGAGTTATCCACAGGCGCCTGTGGATAACTTTGTGGGCGCATGAGAAAGCCCCGGTATCCGTTGTGGTCACCGGGGCCTTGGTTAGGTTCACCTAAGTGGTGCGGGTCACATGTCCTCAAGGTATTCAGTCAGCGCGTAGTCCTCCCCGCCGCTGGCCCAACTGATCTCCAGCCGCTCCGCGTGCGCCTTGGTCGACACCACGACTGTCAGGCCTAGGTCCCCCAGTAGGCCCGTACGTACCCCCGGGTCGCTGTCCCACGCCTCCCCCAGCGTCCTGCCGGTCGGCTCCAGCACTTCCCGTACGTCAGGGTCATGCGCGGCCTTTAGAGCGGCGTACGCGGCCTCCAGCTCGGCCGCTTTCTCGTTGAGCGTGGCCAGCATGAGCGGACCGGCCGAAGCCATCTGTGTCGCGATGCGGTCCGCTTTCTCCTGTGCTTCCGCCATTGCCTCGCTCATGTCGTTGCCACCCTCCAGCCGCACGACGTATTCATCGACCAACCCGAAACGCTTCCTGAATTCAGCCTCGACCGCGCGGTCTACGTGCTCGGCAGTGATGGATACGTGGCCGGTCTTGCACCGGTAGCGGGCTACGCCATTGCGGAGCTTTCCGCCGTTCACTCGCCCGTCACAGACGGCGCAGAAAGCCAGGCCAGCGCACAGAGGGGCAGCCTTGCGCGGCGCACGGTCCTTGCCGGTCGCCAGCGCGTTCAGCCGCTCGCGTACGGCCTTGGCTTCCGCCGCTGTGATGATGGGCTCCGCGAAATGGACCGGCGTAATCCCGTCCTCCGCCACGATCAATTGGCCTTTGTGCTCGCGCTGTCCCCGGAGATTGGGGGACTTGAGCATGCGTCGCCACTGTCGCTCACCAATTCCGAGCATGCGCGATGTGCTGGCTACCGTGCCGTCGTCATCGTTGATGAGTGAGCGTACGGCGGCGCGAACTTGCTCTGCCTGCTCCTCATCAATGGCGAGATACGCCGCTCCGTCTCGCCGCTCAATTCGGTATCCGAATGGAGCATTGCCGGATATCCAGCGTCCTTGTGTGCGTCGGGTGGCGTGACCGTCGAGAATTCGGCCTTTAATCATTTCGCGTTCCCATTCGGCCAGTGCGGCGAGAACAACCGCGACCATGCGCCCGGTGGGAGTCGTCGTGTTCACGACATTGTCTGTGGTGGCCAAGCGCACATTGTGAGCCTCGCCCCACCCGACCAGCCGGAGGAATTCGCTCACGCTGCGGGCGTACCGGTCGAGTTTCCACGCAATGATCACGTTGGGCCGGTCGCGCATTAGCTGACGCATCCGCTGTCGGTCCTCCAGCGCCTTAGCGCCGGATACTCCGGAATCGACGTACTCTGTTATGTCGGCGTCGGCAAAACCGTTGGCCTTGAGCCAGGTAAGCGCTGCGGCGCGCTGGGTGTCGACGGAGGCCGATTCGGCGGTCTCGCGGCTGAGTCGGATGTAGATCGCTACTTGGGTGCGTCCGGTGGTGCCGGTGGAGGTTCTCATGTCCTCAAGGCTAGCCGCGTTCCCAGGAACGTGTCCACTCTTGAGGACATGCACCCCTAGCGGCCGTTCCACCCGTCCGGCGCCGGTACGAACTCACTGCGCCATGCGACGCGGCACCGGTACATCCATGACTCCGCGCCCGCTTGCGCTGTCCACTCCAGCGCCTCGCCTGCCAGCGTGCAGAACGCTCGCATGTGTCGGTCGAGGATGCCCCAACTACCCGTGCTCGGGACCCTGGTTACTGCGTATCTAGTGATCATGGCGGCAGCATAGCTCCCTCGCCCACCGGCCAAGGCAGGGACCAGCAGAAAGCCCCGACAGGCGAGGATGCCGGTCGGGGCTTACGGTGGCGTGGCGGGTCCCGGGATGCTATGGACTTCCCGGGACCCGCTTGCCATGTGGAGCGCTCAGCTCGCCGCTAGGGGCTTGCCGATCCGGGCCAGCCGGTAGGCGCCGTACAGGGCTGCGCCGGTTTCGCAACCCTTGCCAGGGCTCTCAGCGCCGATGCAGATGGGGCACGGTTCCCCCGTCCCTTCCTTGGGGGTCACGTGACGCGTGTACGCCACCCACGTTGCCAGGTAGCCCGTGCTGGGCACCGTTGGCCCCGTTCCGGCACTCATGCCGCCACCCGCTTGCCGAGTAGCGAGGCGCAATACCCGCACCCCTTGAGTACGCCGGAATTCGACGCGGACTCATAGGAAGCGATCACTACGAGGGTTTCAGCCGGTCCACTGCACAGAATGCAGCGAGCCCACGATTCCGGGGAAACGATCTTCGCTTGCCCGTCACCCGTAGGCTCAAGGTCAAGCGACATTCGCAGCGCGCGAGCGCTGTCCGCTTGGGTCATTTTCGGTTGTCCTAACTGGACGTCAGGTCCGGTCCGTTACCGGACTAGTTGAATCAGGCTACTCCCCCAACACGTAGGTTGTACGCCCTACGACCACGGTTGATGCACCGTTCCTGATCTCTTGGGCGGCGCGTTCGAATTCCTCGGCGCGTTCCTTGTTCTCCCGTGCTACGCGCTCCCACATTGCGGCCCTGCCTTCCAGCTTGGCCAGCAGCTCCGCCGTGTCGCTGAAATTCTTGATCTTGGGCGGGCTGATTACGTCCATCTCGTCATCCATGCAGGTGAGCCTATCGGTCCGCCCATATCCGGACGGTGATGCCGGACGCTGCGCCCGTCCAAGAGCCTCCGGGGTGTGCCGTCGCGTTGGCGCCGTCCGTGCCCATGGCGTCCCTCAGCGGCCCCCAGAAGCGCCCGAGAACCTCCGCGAGCACCTCCGGGCCGTCGGGGGCGTAGCAGCGCGTCAGTGCCTCCGTGAGAGCCCGCGTGACTGCCTCGACGTCGGCAGCCTCTCCCCCACCCAGTTCGCACCCATGGATGCGCCATTGGTAGTGGATGGTCATGATGCAAACCTCCCGCCGTCGAGGCCGTACAGATCGGGCAAGGACCCCTCGTGCGGGACGTCCTCCTTATGGCGCACGTGTGGGCCCTGGTCCGGTGGCGCCATGTCGTCGGTGATCGGCTCCAGTCGGAGTGTGCTCACGTCCGTGGCGCCGGTGTCGACCAGCCGGTGATCATCGTGTTCCTCGTAGCGCGGGATCGCGAGTTGGGCACCAAGGCTCAGGGTGTGCCACGCCGGGACGTGGACCCAGGGTTCGCCCCATGGCTGCCCGCCGATCCACTGCCACTCAGCGAGCCAGCGGCCGGAGAACCTCCCTCGCGCTGTGACCCGCACGTGCGCGCCGCTGGTCATCCGGCTGGCCCATACGCCGTAGACGCGCAGCACCTTCAGCAGCTCCGGCCGGTTGTAGATGAACTCTTCAGCGGGACGCCGTGAGTACGCCGACCAGTGCCAATTGGCTTGCGCGCTCCGCACCTCAATATGGATGTCGACTGTAGGGACCATGTCATGCGGAGCCTGTCTCTCAGTGCCTATGGAGCACTCAAGTGGAGTTCGAGGTTCCACGTTAAGACTTCGTTAAGGTGCCGCGCGCACACATATTCCTCACTATGTGAAGCAGCCGTGAAACGGCCAGGTCAGAGCAGGTGTGGCCATGATTGTCAAATCTTCACCAAGTCGTTTGCTACAGACAACGTTCGGCAATACCGAACGGTAACTTACCACCCAGACAAAAGGGGCTCACACCCGTAGACGTGAGCCCCTCAGTGGGTAAATTTACCCGCTAGCCGCCGACTGCCTAGTAGACCAGCGTCGCACCCTTGTACCGCGCCGCGATCTCCCGCCATATCTGCCGGGTGGTGGCGCCGTG